CATAATTATACCCTGCTGTTGTGTGTTCTAAAGTATTTGTTATCTGGATCGTTAAGATATTTAGCCAACAAAACAGGGTCACTTCTGACCGCTCCGTTAGTTTCCTTCATCCAGTTCTGCCATACAACTAAGGGAATAGACGCCACCTTTCTTCCAAACATACCATCTGTAGGGTTATTTATTCCGCTGTTGAATTCTTTCTTGTTATTGTTTAATACAGGTTCTGTATCCTGTACCTTAGTTAAAGTAAACTCTTTGTCACTTTCTTCAAAGTAAGTGGTAGATGTTTCATCTATATCGAATATAGTCTTATACATACCCCTTGCCTCCTACCTTGGCAACTTTTTGTGGTTTGCTGTAAGCCTTTTTCAATTCAGCCATAGCATCTACTTTCTTTGATTCAACTTTTTTATCAGGTTGTCGATCAAAATGTTTCTTACTTAGTTTCATGTTCTTTCCTTTATAGGTCATCTAATTCAAAAGGTCAGCCCCCCGAAGGGGGCATCCCAATTACCGCTCTTAGAGAGCCGGGTCCCAACCAAGGATGGCACCGTTAGCAGCCTCATTGCGGGCACGTAAACCGTACTCCACAACCAGTTGCTTCGCCATGCTATCACCTGTACGGGCCAGATCAAAGGTATTGAAAGGTCGCAGATAAGCGATATCCCAATACTCATAATCTAGGAAGTAGCAGGTCTTGGCAGGCATATGCCGGTTAGGTACAATCTGAAGATTGCCAAAGTCACTGACATAGATGTCAACCGCAGCCACAACATATGCAGGCGACTGATCATTAGCAGATGTACGCAACTCAGAAACACTCTGCGAAAGCGTAGAGATTTTCTGCTTAAGCGCACCATCAACCATGATGACACTTGGGCTTGCACCCGCATCCCAACACTTCTTCATGAGGTCTTTGATATCGGCCTCAACAACAGCCTTATCTGCACCCGCAGTCGGAGGAGTCGTACCAAAAGCGGAAGAAGCAGCAGCCGTTCCGTTCTCTAGGTTTGACTGAATCCATGCACCTACAGAGCCAGTTTCACGTGCCGTACCTGACGAACCCGCAACCATACCGTTGTTGGTAAGAAGCATTGCTTCCATATCCAACTTCAGTTCTTTTGCACGTTTCGCCATTTGATAGGCTTCCGTAGATTTACGACCCGCAAAGTCAACGGCTTCAGCAGTTCCAGAAGTCTGGATTGCTTTCGTGCTGATCTGCGTGTAGTTTCCACGGCGTGTCGGTTCTGATGCTGCAATCGCACTTGCGTCATCGCCTTCAGCAACACGGTTGCTAGTATTGGCTGATGCAAGAGAATCCGTCTGCCATTCAAAATAAGTATTATCGCAAGACGATTTACCTACGTTTGACATGAACGGAGTTTCTTCCGGGCTGATATTGTAAATGATATTTGACAGGTCTTCACGAATGCCGATGGCTCCGTAAGTTTCCCGTGTATTAGTTGGTACCATAGTATTTTCTCCTTAGAAAATATCCTCTAACAGTTTGGCTGCATCTGCAACCTTCCCTGAAGAGTTTAGTTGTTTTGAAAGTTCGGCTTTACGCCTACGTTTAGCATCGGACTTGGGTCGCTTGGCTCCGCTCTTAGCCATCTTAGGTTTATTTTTAACCTTCTTGTTTTTCAAGTCAGCATTTTGAAGTGCATCATATTTCATGGCTTTATGAATAAGATATACAGACCTTGAATCAACAAGACCCTCCATCTCTTCTCTGGTAAACCCGGAGGTTACACCGTAATCCATAATATCTTTAGCGATCTTAGGTTGTGCATCGGGGTCATTCCATTCAGGAATAAGTGTCCCTAGTTTGCCTATCTCTTCCGCTACAGCCTTCTGACGAATCTGCTCCATCTCTTGCTGTTGCTGTACTTGTACCTGCTGTTGGTGGTAATGCACTGACTTGATGCGTTCCTGTTCTTCACGGAATTCATCACGCTTGGTGACATACTCTAGCGGGTCTTCGTTCTTTAATCGCTGCCAATCAACATTCTGAAACTTACTCATGTTCTGAGATAACTGTTGACCTAGTTGACCTAGCGCCTGTTCGTACTGTTGACGCTGTTGCATCAGTTGATTTAGTCCGTTCTGATATTCAGCACGTTCCGCATCAATGTTTTTACGCTCTTCTGATAACTCCTGCGTCTTTTTTGTGTAGTCAGACTGCCGTGAATAGCCTTGTTGCAATTCTTCTAAGGATACCTCTACGTCTTGACCATCAACTTTGATGGTGTACATTTCGGTTTCCTGCCCTTCAGCATCACGATTATCTGTTGCTTCATATTCCTCATCTTCATCTTCATATTCTTCTTCAGATTCAGACTCAGATACTTCAGCCTCCTCTTCCAAAACTTCCTCTTCCTCTACAGGTTGTGATTCCGTTTCTTCTACAGGTTGATTTTCTGCCACTACTGGTTGCGCCTCATCAGCGTCCATAAGTTTTAGAATTTCTTCTTGTGCGTTAGCAATATTCATTGCTTCGCTTAATGGTTCGGTGGGTCGCTCAACTGGAGTATTGTCCACCACATTTGGTATAGCCATAATTTAAATAGTTCTCATTGTTGATGTAAATTTAGTTATTTGTCCTTCCTCAAATATTGACTGGATATGTCCTACTAATCTATCCACCAGTTTGAGTTCAAGCCAAATCTGTTCTCTACTTTCAATGTCATGTTGGTTTGTTACTTGCCACTCATGTAGTAGTTGCGCTTTTAACGCTTCGATACTTTCTGCAAATAGATCATCTTCCAATAATCTTTTTGCATGGGTTTGCCTTTGCTCAGGTGTCATTGTCCTATTTTAACTGCCCTCTTTTGTTTGTCCTCTATCGCTAGTTCAGCCATCTTAAATTTAGATTCCATTCTGGTTTCATTAATCTCATTCTGAACCTTCATCTTCTTGACTTCCAACTCACCCTGCTTAACTGCTGTGTCCACGTTAAGAGCCTGCAACTGAGCCTCTTGCATAGGATCAGGTGGTGGTGGTTGCTGCATCTGAGGAGGTGTCAGGTAATCATTAACATTCTGATAGCCCATAGACTTGAGCAGTGAAGACTGCAAGTTATACAGATTCTCAGGCGTAACCATCGGGCTACCAGAGGCTTGTTGACCCATAGCCATCTGAGTCAACTGAGTTAACTGTGCAACCTGCTGATCCTTATTACCGTTGCCCAGAGCAACAGACACAGTAGCATCCATCCTGTCAGCCCATGACCTTGGGTTAACTTCTACCCATTGATCCCTAAGTTTAATGACACGCTTCTTGTCCATATTCTTAACCAACAGTTCATATATCTTGCACATCAAATCCTTAACGCCTGTCTCAGCAAAGTTACGGGCTATAAGTTCTACTCTAGATTGTGATGCAGTCATAACTGCGTTAACAGCAGTAGCCGTAGTATGAGATGTCAAGGCATCCTCATTCATTCCCTGACTCATTCTGCTTACGCCCGCTCTTGATTCACGTACGTCATCAAGGTACTGAACCATGTTAAACACGAAAGGTTCAAGCGGAGGAGTAGCCAGAGGGGTGACAGCATTAGGTGACTTAACACGTACGATGCCTCCCGGTCTAGCCGTCAGTAAATCATCCAGATTTGCCTGACCCTCCAATACCGCAAACCGTCCATAGTTCTGGTTGTACATATTGTCTAAAAGGTTACGCATCAATACGCTCTTAATTTTCTGTAATGGCATAACCAAGTCAGCCACAGAAAGGCCAAAGAACTTGTGTGATATCTGAATAGGCGTAAGACTGATAAACGGCATATTGTCTATCTCATCATTAGCCAATATAGTGCTACCTACTGTGCATACTTTGCGTAATTCTGCAATACCATCACCATCAAAGTCAGTTCTAATAAACGACTCATAGAGCCAGTACTCTTGCATAGACTCTTCAGGCGCTGCGTTCTGTGATATATTAAAAAAATCCTCAGTGTGATCAAAAGCGTATCTAGCATTCTGCTCATCGTTCCACATAGGACTTCCAGTATCTCCACCCTTGAGGTCTTCAACATCTACATCAGGATACATCTGCCTAAGTTCTGACAAGGTTTTGCGAACACGATGACAAATAAACCTTGCATCTTCTATGGTTTTTGCTTCACGGTTAATAAGAAACTCTTCAGGTGGTACGTTTTCAATGCATACTTTACCGTTGTACTGTGATCTTTTTACAATAACATCATGATAAAAGTTTCCATCTTCACCGCCATACTCATCATGCTCTATGACCTCTACTGAGTCATCAGACATCAAGGCTTCAAACTCTAGGTCATTAAGGTTCTTGTATTCCTCACGAACGTACTCATCGTACTCATCCCACCATACCTTGATGATGCCGTTCTTTTGTAAAAGTGCGTCAGTAAACCACTGGTACATAATCTCCCAACCGTTGTGTTGGTTCTGTAGCACATAGTTTACATAGTCTGTGGCTTGAGCAGCCATATCTACTTCACCCGGATTATTAGGCTCAAACTTAACCAATTCATCACCAGAGGCAAAAACACGCATGAGTGAAGGTTTAATCCACTCAACTGTATCCTGTACTGTGCTGTCTACATACTGGCTTCTACCTTCAATCTCATTACCTAAAGGAAGAGCATAGTAATAGCGCATGGCTTCACGACGTTGCTCAGAAACGTCATCACCATATCCTACAGCCTCATTAATCTCTCCATCAATTCGGCTTACAATTTCATCTTCTGTTACTGGATCACTCATACAATTCCTAGTTCCTGATATTCTAAAGGTTTATCGAAGTTAAAGTTCCACGTGTCACCAGAACCCGGCACTCCAAATCTTCTGCTCATAAAACAATATCTCATTGCGCTCATACTGTCATCTCTAACCGCTACAATTTTTCCATCTTTTCTGTGGTACTGCCTGTACTCTTGTAAGACATGAGATAGGTGGTCAAATATCTTAAACCTTCCTTCCTCCATCCAAACTACCATCTGCTGAATACCTTCCTCCACACTATTAGAGCCTTTCTTCTGCCCCAACGCAGGGGGATTGGAGAAATGCTCAAGTAGAAAATTGCAGCCAAGAGTCCTATACTGGTCTGCCAACCCCGGATTACCAATGCTATCACGACGATTACCATCGTGGGGATAAGCAACAGGAATGAAAGCAGGACGGCGCATAATCTCAATAGAATGTTCCGCAGGGCTACGCTTGTTAGCATTATATGCATCATAAACATAGAACGTATCTTCCTCTTCGTCATAAGCGCCCCACACTACAGCGGTGTCATGGTCCCAACCAAAATCTATTCCCGCTATTCTGTCCCAATCATCTGGTATATCAAACGGCTCACACATTATTTTTTCTTCAGGTATTGGAAATACTAAACCTGATCCAATTGTAGGCTTGCCGAACTTACGCATTTCCCTCTCATGGGGTGAATACGCAGATAGAATCTGCCTCATGGTGTCATCATCAAGATGTCCGGGTTTACCCTTCAGCGTCTTTACGTGTTCACTAGCGTCATCCCATGTCGCATTCGTTAGGGACTGACCTTTCTGAATGTTGTTCATAAATGCGCTTACAGTCTCTGTCATGCCCTTCTCAGGGGTAAACGTCAGGTACACCATACCCTTACGGTCTAACGTACGTGTTACAGCCTGTGAGTACAACGATCTATCTGGTTCTTCGTCTAGCCATATACAGTCAACAGAACGTCCCATCCATTTCTCTACACCAGACTCATATGATTTAAAGTGTACCGTGGAGTTATCTCCACTGGAATGCTTAATCAGAGCCAGTGATTTAGCGTTAGGCACACCGGGTTTACGCTCAGTGCTTACTATATTATCTCTTGGTATTGCGCCTGTCCCATATGCATCAGGGTCTTCAGGCGCACCTAGTAGTTCTGCTTGGCATATGTCTCTGGTTGATTCGTTAGACACACCACCCACCCATGCGGTAATAGCCTTGTAATATCTCTTACCTTCCCACCATTCAGGGTATATTCCTGTTAGGTGCATAGCCATCTCAGCAGCGCCAGAGTAAGACTTGCCTATTCGGTTGGCGCACATTAACAGCCTTTGATTATTCTCAAAGCCTGTCTTATGAAACTGTTGCTGAAATGGATATGGATCGTAGAAATGAATCCTACTGTACTTCTGTCTTTTGTAGAGTTCCTTTGCCGTAGCAATGGCTTGTTCTAACTGCTGTTTAGTTTTCATTTATCCCTTGCGTTTTTTGCTCTTAGGAATTCCTTTGTTTAATTCTGATACAATTCTTTTTGTGTTCATTGACATCTCAAGAGGTATACTTTTAACTGGTGCAGGTTTACGTTTTTTAAAGTACTGATTTGAGTTTGGTTTAGGCGTTCCCCTTGGAGTTGGGTTATTGTTATCTCCAAGTCTGCTTCTAAATGATGACATACTAATCTCCTATTGTAAAAGTGAAGTAACTTCTTTAAATTCTTTTTCTAATTCCTCTGTGGTCTTTTCTTCTATACTGGTTACAGTCTGTTCAATCTTGTCTACTGGTTTAAAGCCACCACGATCAAGCAAGTCTTTTACTGCGTTAAGGCGTACAGCCTCAGACTCAGCACTCTGTACCATAGTGATCAACTGATTGATTGCAAGGGGTATGCTATCCTGAAGCATACGCTTCTGACGCTCCTCTATAAGATTCTTAAATTTGTTCTTGAGTTCGTATCCACGTTGCTTCGGACTACCATACCCTGCAATTTCTGCTGCCTTGGCTGCACTACCAGTTAGTAAAAACATCTCTACAAACTTTTCCTGTTGTGCGTTATTCGTTTTCATAAGTGCCATATGCTATTCCTGCTCCTAGTATTCCTGCAGGGACCGCCCTTCTTCCTGCATATCTTCCATAATTAACTTTAACTGGTGCTGTGATTTCATCTACAGCAGACCTTTGCGCTGCGGTCATTGGGTCTACTAATGCTTTCTTTTTCTTTTTGGTAGTATTTTTTAATTCTTCTTTTTTGTCTTTAGCCCTATTCTTAGCCTGTTGATCTGCTGCTTTTTTATCGTAGAACTTTCCTTTTGATTTCTTATCTGTCACATTTGCATATGCAGTTTCAACTTTAGACTTTTCTGTTTCTGACATTCTACGCCTTTTAACTTTACGTGTACTTGCAAAGTTATCAACAGTCCAAGGTGGTAATACTGTTATAGCCCTATCAAAGCCCGGTGGGACAATACCAAACATATCATGCTCATCCGATACAAAGAAGGTCATCTTCCTATCGTTATCTATATACATGATAGCATTGGTGCCACCCTCAACATATCCTGATTTCATCTCAGGACTAAACTGAACAAATACTCCACCATCATCAGATTTCTTAATACTATACTTTGGACCTTCTACCTTTCTGAGCATTGCAAGCAACTCTTCAGTATCATCAAAATCTCTGCCGTTAGCAACCATAGCATCCTTGAGTTGATTATATGCTGCGCTTGAGATTATATCCCTGTCATGAACTCCTGTAGATTTAGGCCCACGCATTTTTTTAACAGCCATTAATGATCCAGTTTCATTAACTGTCTTGCCTTTCTTCAAACCCTTGATATCTATTGTTTTCCAAGTGTCTCCAATTAAATCAAAAGCATCACTCATAACTTCGTCGCTTATATGCGAAGAGTTAGCAGGCTTTGGCATATCTAAAAATGCTTGTCTATCCCAACTATCCTCTATGCTATGATAAACCTCATCCATGTATTTCTCTGCTGCGGGAGCAGGATTACCAGACTGTCTAGCAATTAAACCGTTATATACTATTTGACCATGATCTTCTTTTCTTGAATGCTTTAACTGTGCTAACTGCTCATCAGATATAGTCCCAGTAGAGTCAAACTCTTCAAACAATTTTTCCCTAAATTTTTTGTTACGCTCCACTACTTCTGTTGTCTTGTTACTTATACCTTTCTCAGCAAATCTTGTACTAGCCTCTGGGCTTACATATTGTTTAGCAGCACTGATTATACCCTGCTGTGCTGCATCCGCTACTCCCGGCGCACGATCAGCGCCATAGAAACCTTTTACATAGTTAGGCACGTTAGAAAATA